GCAACCGGTTTGACTTTCCGTTTGCACATTTGGTCGAAGACACCTACTTTTGTAGTTGTTTCGCCCCTGATGGAAGACTATCATCATCTAATATAGTTCTTACCAGCCTTTCTATGTAGGCCATCTTATAGAATCTTTTGTTATTATGAAGGGTAATACCTTCTCTAATTTCAGAAAATTTTATAATCGGCAGATATTCAATCGCTTTTAAGTTCTCAAGAATTTTATCATGAGAAATTTCATTAAGGGGTACTGAAACCTCAACAGATCTCAGTTTGTCAAATTCTGATATGGGTTGGCCTATATCTGCTAAATCATTAATAAAGTATCTGGTATTTATACCAAATTCTTTCTTTAATCTTTTAGTTAATAATATGCGTTCCCAAGTCAGTTGGCGATAAACTAGAGAAACTGCTACATTAGTAGAAACTTCTTCACCAAACAGCTGATTCAGCTGATCCCGGTCTTGCCCACTTAAGCCCAGAGGGGCCATAAGTGATAAGATCTGGTCTTCCACTAGTAAGTTATAGCGACGTTGGAATAGTTTTACTAAACTAACTTCACTATACTTGCTTTCTTCACCGAAGGTAAGCCTGTCGAAAGATGGGCCACCCAGGAGATGATTAATGTGGAAGCACCAACCCAACATACGTAACTGTCTAGGTTTATAACCAAAGACAGATTGTATGTGAATATAAGTCACACGGCTAGGAAGGTTAAGAAAATTATGAAGGAAGAGATAATTAAGTAATTCGGGTAAACCCCATAATCGCTTAGTTGTCTCACTTATAATACCAGGTGCGATAGCACTATATTCTATACCATTCTTACATATTCTTTTAGCAAATTCTGCTTCCCATGGACCTACTTTTGTAGATTTAGGGATGAAGGATTTTCTTAAATTAATATCTACGTCTAGTATATCAATAAAATGCTGGTAGCACAGGCTAACTTCCTCGTTCCAGATTGCTATATCATCTCCGATAATTGCATAATCAGAGAATATAGTAGTAGAATCAATTTTACCACATCGGTATGCACAAAATTGGATAAGCATATGATGTGTAAGAGTAAATGTTGACCAAGAGCTGTAAAGCCCCATTGGTTGACCGGTTCCGTAAGTAATCTCTTTATTTTCATAAATAACTTTGATATTACTTAATATTTCTACCCAAAGTTGTGAAACTTTGGGGTCCAAACGAGCAAGAACATCAGCTTGTATAGTTCTTGGAAAACGATCGGTTGCTGCTGTAAGGTCAAAAGACCAAACAGGACCAACTTTTGTTCTCTCCATAACTCTATTAAACTGAGATTCTTGATTGTGTGTACCATCTGTAGGAATATTTCTTAATATTTCATAAGTTATTTCATGAAGATATTTAAGACTATTTTGTAACCAGTAGTTGCCTATAGCTATAAGTCTATTCTTAGTACCTTTATCAGGTATGCATACCACTTTAACATGGTATGTTTTAAGAATATCTCTTTTAGTTATAGGGCCAATGTCTATAACTTTATTGTTATAAAGGTTTTGATTATAGTCTAGTATTCTTGCCAGACCTCTTTTAAAGTGGTCTGAAAATTGTACTAAACTATCTTTAAGTTTACCAGTAATGGCTAAACTTTGTGTGCCAGCATTACCTAATGCTGACCCATTAATTCCTTTCTTAACAGTATAGTGCATAGATAATGGTTCTCCATCATCTCTCACACGTTTCAATTG